AAGAAGCTTTCGCCCAGAGGGGCGTCGCTGTCTACAAAGATTGCAGCGTTTCCGTTAGCGCAGGACGTGTAGATGTCTTCCTGTCTGAAATCCTTCCAAGGGAGATCGTGCATTATCTCTTCTATCTTGGGCAGAATGTCATCCCAGCAATCTTGTAACTTAACGGACTGTAAAGGCATTTTATTTTTTCCTATAAGGGTTGACAAAAGTCAAGTATATTATAACATAAGGATGGGAAATAGTGCGAGCTGGAGGATAGCTCCTATTTCCTCAAGGCGCTCCCCCCGTATGCCTTTCCGGGGGTTGAGCGCCAATTTTTTATCAAGGCATAAGTCTTGATGCAAGGAGATCGAAATGGCTGCTAGAGGACAGGCTGCAAACAGATTGAACGAGCAACGCAGAAAGCGTAGGGAAGAGGAGGAAAGGAAGAAGAAGGAAGGTTCTCCTGGTGGCGTTGCTGGTAGACCGCGCGGAACGGGCGCTATGGGTACTGGTCCCGCTAGTCGAAAACCCGGAAATCCTAGAAATGCACTTCCCCCTCGTACCGAAGAGAGTAAGGGAGTGGGCGGAGCTAGAGGTACTGGTCCGGCTAGCCGAAGACCGGGGAATCCCAGAGCTGCACTTCCTCCTCGCGTCAGCGGCTCTGGGAAAACGGGCGGGTTTAGAAAAGCGACTGCCGCAGACATAGGCAGTGGCTCTGCTGCTCCGAAACTTCCGGCCAAGAAAGCTGCCGCTAGGAAGCCTGCAACTGCAAAGATGCCTGAAAAGCCGAAGAGACCCGTAACGAGGGGTAAGAAGCTTGGCATGAACTCCCCTGAGATGAGAGAGTATCGGAAGAAGCTTGCGGCTTACAGAAAGGCTCAGGAAGCAAGCTCTAAGAAGTCTGCTGGCGGCAGGGTGATGATGAAGAAGGCTGCTGCCAAGAAGGCTGCCAAGAAGAAGGCTGCTCGTAGACCGTGATAGAGGGACTACAGCCTGAGATAGCGGCTGTTCTCCCTCACCTGCATAAGCTCAGCGATGAGGAAAAGCAGGAAGTTCTAGATATCGTTAACAAGCTAGAGGAGATTCAAAAGTATAAGAAAGCTAGGGAAAACTTTATGGACTTTGTGGCTATCGTATGGCCTTCGTTCATAGAGGGATCTCACCACAGGATTATGGGCGAGGCATTCCAAAATGTCGTTATGGGCGATGATAAAAGACTTATCATCAATATGGCACCCAGACACACCAAATCCGAGTTTGCTTCTTATCTTTTACCCGCGTGGTTCTTGGGGAACTTTCCAGAAAAGAAAGTTATTCAGACTGCCCATACCGCAGAACTCGCTGTTGGATTCGGTCGAAAGGTTAGAAATCTTTTTGACACAGTGGAGTTTAAAAAGATCTTTCCGGGCGTTTCCCTAAGATCTGACTCTAAGGCAGCAGGAAGATGGGCGACCAGCTACGGCGGTGAGTATTTCGCTATTGGCGTTGGTGGCGCAGTTACTGGTAAGGGTGCTGATCTTTTAATTATTGATGATCCGCATTCCGAACAGGAAGCGCAGATGGGCGATCCATCCGTCTTTGATCGAGTGTACGAATGGTACACATCAGGCCCCCGCCAGAGACTCCAGCCCGGAGGAAGGATCATTCAAGTTGCAACCAGATGGTCCCAGAGGGATCTAACTGGTCAGCTATTGAAAAACTCAGCAGAGCGAACTGGATCTGACGAGTGGAATGTTATTGAGTTCCCAGCCATACTCCCCTCGGGAAACCCACTGTGGCCGGAGTTCTGGTCGAAGGAAGAGTTAGAGAAGGTCAGGTCTGAACTTCCAGCCTCCAAGTGGTCTGCTCAGTACCAGCAAGATCCATCGGCAGATGAGTCTGCGATTATTAAAAGAGAATGGTGGAGATCATGGGAAGGGTCGGAACCTCCCCCCTGCGAGTTTGTAATCCAGTCATGGGATACTGCGTTCCTTAAAACAGAGAGAGCAGATTACTCTGCATGTACTACATGGGGAGTTTTCTATAGCGATGACAACCATGACGGTCGGCTAAAACCAAATCTGATTTTGTTAAATGCGTTTCAGGAAAGGATGGAGTTCCCAGAGTTAAAGCAAACTGCTTTTGAGCATTATCAAATGTGGCAACCAGATGCGTGCATAGTTGAAGCTAAGGCAGCAGGTTCGCCATTGATATTTGAGCTTAGGCAAATGGGAATTCCAGTAAGTGAATATGTGCCGTCAAGAGGTCGAGACAAGATTGCAAGAGTTAACTCAGTATCTGATCTCTTCGCCTCTGGGGTTATATGGGCTCCGAACACATGGTTCGCTGAAGAAGTCATTGAACAATTTGCGGGATTTCCCGGCGCGGCTTCTCACGATGACCTTGTTGATTCTTCAACACAAGCGATATTAAGATTTAGACAAGGCGGCTTTATACCGATTGATAGCGATGAAGATCTTGTTTATGAACCTAAAAGAGCTTACTCACCGTACTAGGTAAAAATGGCAATAGAACCTTCATTAAATATGAATACACCTCTTCTTTCGCTTCAGGAGCTTTCTGAACCGGAAGAGATTTCTATTGAAATAGAAAACCCTGATTCAGTTGTTGTAGAGACTGAAGATGGTGGGATGCTTATAGATTTTGATCCAGATTCAATGCAAGGATTAGCACCTGATTTTGATTCTAATCTTGCGGAGTTTATGGATGATGGAGAGTTAAGGTCTTTAGCAAAAGAACTTATGTCTCTTGCTAGATCGGATAAAGAATCTAGAAAAGATTGGGAAGAAACATATATAAAGGGTTTAGAGCAGCTAGGGATGAAGATCGAAGATAGATCTACGCCTTGGCCGGGAGCTTGCGGCGTTCAGCATCCCGTACTTTCAGAAGCTGTTGTGAGGTTTCAAGCTCAAACTATCACTGAGATATTTCCAAATGACGGGCCTGTGAAGGTCAAGATGTTTGGAAAAATGACGGATGAAAAGGAAAAACAGGCATACAGAGTCAAGGAATACATGAACTACTTGATTACTGAAGAAATGCCTGAGTACAGATCTGAAACAGAAAAGATGCTTTTTAATCTAGCTCTGGCTGGATCTGCTTTCAGAAAGGTTTATTGGGATCCGGCAATGGGCCGACCCTGTTCGATGTTTATTCCCGCAGAAGATCTTTTAGTTGCATACGGATCTCCTTCTCTTGAAATGGCTGAGCGTGTAACGCACGTCATGAAGAAGACTCCGAATGAAATAAGAAAGCTTCAGGCTGCTGGGTTTTATAGAGATGTAGAGCTTTCTTCCGATGGATTTGAAGAAGACGATATTCAAGAGAAGTACGACGACCTTACAGGGGATTCTTCTTCCTATTCAAGCGATGACAGACATCTTTTATACGAGATGCACATCGACTGGGATCTCGACAGTCTTGATGACATGGATGACGAGGACACTTCGAGGGTTGCACTCCCTTATGTCATCACTGTTGACGCTAGTAACTCCGAGATTCTTTCCATTCGACGAAACTGGATTGAGGGTGATTCTAGAAAGCTTCGCCGTAACCACTTTGTTCACTATGAGTATCTTCCTGGCATGGGCTTTTATGGGTTTGGTTTAATCCATCTCATCGGCGGAATTGCCAAGTCTGCAACATCTCTTCTTAGACAGCTTGTTGATGCAGGTACGTTAGCAAACTTACCCGGAGGACTTAAGGCCAGAGGTCTGAGAATCAAGGGTGATGACTCTCCGATAATGCCCGGAGAGTTTAGAGATGTTGATGTTCCCGGTGGTTCCATCAGGGATAACATAACATTCCTTCCGTACAAAGAACCTTCCAATGTTCTTCATCAGCTTCTTCAGAATATTGTTGAAGAAGGTAGGCGCTTTGCTTCCATTACCGACATGAAGATTTCCGATATGAATCAGCAAGCCCCCGTGGGCACGACGCTGGCAATTATCGAAAGATCCATGAAGGTGATGAATGCAATACAAGCAAGAATTCATTATGCGATGAAAAAGGAGTTCAAGATCCTTTCTAACATCGTAAAGGATTACATGCCTTCCGACTACGAATGGGAAGTAGACGGCGGCGATGTCATGAGATCGAACGACTTCGATGGAAGAATTGACGTTATTCCCGTCAGCGATCCTAACTCTTCCACGATGGCTCAGAGAATCATGCAGTACCAAGCAGCTTTACAGTTAGCTTCAACTGCGCCCCAGCTTTACAACTTATCTGAATTGCACCGTCAGATGCTTGATGTTTTAGGTATTCAGGGCGCGGAAGACATCGTTCCGACAGACAGCGATGTGGAGCCTGTCGATCCTGTGTCTGAAAATATGAACATTCTCAAGACGGATCCAGTCAAAGCGTTTGCATGGCAGGATCATGATGCCCACATACAAGTTCATCTTGATGCCTCTAAGGATCCCAAGATGCTTGAAATTGTTCAGAACTCTCCGAAGTCTGGACAGATTGAAGCCGCTCTTGCCGCCCATGTGATTGAACATCTTGGATTTAAATACAGAAGAGAAATTGAAAAGGAACTTGGAGTTCAACTACCCGCATACGGAGAGAAGCTCCCGCCGGATGTCGAAGTCAGACTTTCTGCCCTCGTTGCTGAAGCTGGTAGCCGCCTGCTTGGTCGTGATGTGGCAGAAATGCAGATGAAAGAGCAGATGGCAAAGATGCAAGATCCTGTTGTCCAGCAGCAGAACAGGCAGCTTGACATAGAAGAAGCCAAGGTTCAGTCCAAGATGCAGACTGACGCAGCGAGAATTGCAGCAGATCTAA